AGTTGGAAAGTATGCAGCTTTAATCATCATTTAAATGGTGTGCCTCCAAACCACATAACTAAAGATTTTCTGTTACCACGTATTACAGGTTTAACTCTGTGTCTAATAAAAGATGCAAAGAATACAGCGTGTCCTTGTTTTATTTTTGCAACTTTACCTTCAGCCATTAATTCTAAATCACCACCTTCAAATTCATTTTCTGGTGATAATAAACAAGTCATAGATATTTTTCTTACAGGTGGTTCGTGTTGACAGTTTACATCATTATCTACATGCCATTCATAAAACCCACCTTCTGGATATTCTGTGTATTGTGCCATCTCAGTTATTGTCATGCCATCAAAACCAAAATGATTACCGTTTGTAGTTTTCATAACTAATTCAATTTTTTTATACATCTCGGCCATTTTTTTAAATGGTATCCAGCTAATGTGTGAGGTTCTAGTTTTAGTGTCTATAACTCCACCTTTAATTCCTTTATTACTTCCAACAGATGCATCATTTCTAGGTTCACTTCTTCCTGCTTCTATTATCATCTGACATTGTTCTGGTGTAAAGATTGGTGTGGTTGTTTCAACTATGTAAGATTTCCATCGTGGTTCTGTTATCATATTAATATCCGTATTCTACCCATCCTGTTATTACATATTTATCATTCGATAGAGGTGGGTTGCCTCTATGAACGTGTGTAAACTGTGATGGCCAAACTAATAGTGTATTCCTTTCAGGTTTAAATCTACATTTTTGATATAAAAATTCTGTTTCTCCACCTTCTGTAACATCGTTAAGGTATACCATAAAAGCTAATATTCTATTTCTTGCTTTCATCTCAGCATTTTCACAATGCCAAGTATGATAACCCTCACCTATTTTAGTTTTTTGTATTTTAACTTCTAGTATATTGTGAGTAGATAATCTTTTTAAATAAGAATATTTTTGAACATATAAAGGATATGCTTCTTTAAAAAATAAATCTATAAAAGGTTTATTATTGTAAGTCATTGGAATATGAGGTGCATCCATTATTGTGTTAAGTGCATGATCAGAAACAAATGTTTCATCCGCTTTTCTAGGAAACACAATGCCTTGTTTTTCACAAGTATTAAAATAATTCATATAGTCATTTATTAATTCATTCGGCATAAAATTTTTAAATATACCTATATGATTATCTATGTAATATTGTTTATCCATTAAGCTGCACCTCTGTTTTTTACAGGATCAAACTGCACATCACAGTTTGCAGCAAGAGTTCGTCTAGTCTCATTAGTTCCATTAAACGGATATACACAGTGTCTCATGTCATATGGAAAAATATAAAAATCTCTAAGGTCCATAGGTGGTTGATAATCTATTTTTGCAAACTGACCATTGGCTGCTCCTAATATTTGTAGTCTACCATTCTGTTGTATATGTCCTGCTGAATATTCTTTACCATAGGTAGATGGTAGTTTTAAAATCATTACACTAGATAAACCAGTAAACAACATACCTCTATGAATATGTGCGGGGTTATATTCATGTTGTTTCATCTCATTAACCCAAATAGAATTAAGATGTAAGTCATAATCTCTTATTTTATTAAATGCTAAATAATGTTTAAACATTTCTAAAAAATAATTTGTTACATCTCTTGGTAATTTATTATGGTTTTTCATTTTTGTTTGGTCTTGACCATGATAAAATAAAGAATGTTCTTTTTCTATTTTACCTACTAGTTGACCATTTGCAGGTGCAAGGTTATGATAGTTTGTTTCGTATATATAGTTAATGCTATTAAATATATCTAAAGGTACTTGATATTTTAAAATAGATTGACCTAAAAATACAAAATCAAATTTTAATGTGTCCATATTTTTCTCTAATGCTTTTTGGCACAATATAATTATTTGTTTGTTTTCTAACTATTGGTTTTATAGTGTGCATATTCTTTCCTACTACTGTATCGTCGTATTCTATATCATTAATATTAATTTGTTTTAAGTTTTGAAATTCATGAGGATAATATGGTTCTTCTAAAAATTTATATAATTCCTTAAATATTTTTTCTGGATCAGCTACCATGTCGTTGTATCTAATAAAATGACACATGTTTGGATAGTTGTATGCATTTTTAATAGATTTAATTTCTTTTACAATAGCGCCATCTTCATTCATTAATTTTAATAGTTTTTCTTTGTCAGTTTTTCCTAATTTATTTACAAACGAATCTGGATTTTCTGTATACCATTTCATATAGCTTGCAAACACATCCATTAAATCTCTAAGTAAAACAATACACTTAAAACCATGTTTAAAATGTTTTTGCATTAATTCAAAATTTCCAGGATTACTACTTGTTAGCACAGGTCCACGATCTATAATTATTCGTTGAGGCCAATCCCTGTAATATAAATTATACACATTATCTAATACATTATCTAACGATTTATGATCAGGGAAGTTTTGAAAAGTATCTGTTGTCTTTATTAAATAAATATTTTTTATTATCTCTAAAGTTACAGAATTTGCAGTACAAGCTATTTCTGGATTTTGATTCATAATACTTGCAAACAAAGTATTTCCAGATCTAGGTAATGCTACAAGAAAAAATAGTTTACGACTTTGGTTTCCCATGTTGTGTAATTTGTTCTTTCTCTTGATAACTTTGTTCTAGTTCACCTGACTTTTTGATTCTCTGTAGAGATTGCAGTTGTCCCATCACATTAAATATCTCTGCCTCTGATGAGTTTGCATTTAATGTTTTAGCTTTTTCATGATATTGTAATCCATAAGACTCTAATTGGTGAACGTTGACATCTTTGTCATTAAAAGAACCATCATTAAATTCTTTTTTTAATTTAGACCACATCTTAATTTCTCTCATTCTATGTTTTGCAACTTTTTCCATAGATGCCTTACCAAATCTACATTCATCTAAATCTATTTGGTATTTAGTTCTTTTATATTCGTCTTCTTCTGTTTCAATTTTCTTTTCTAACCAAGTTATCTTTGCTTCGTTTCTTCTGTAGTCAAATGACAAAGCCATTAGATTATCTAAATATGATGATTGTTCTCTTACACATTGCCAATATTTTGCAGCTTTAGTTGGGTATCTATTATCTTGTAATACAGAAAATCTTGCTTCTGTTTCTGTTCGAAACATTTGTTTCTTGGTCCATGTGTCACGAAGCTCGTCTACCATACCTTTAAACGATGAGAGATCTTCTGTTGATAACAGATTATTTAAATGTGGTTCTTCTTGTTGTATAACTTCTTTAACGTCTTTTTTCATATCTTTATTCCTTTATAGTTAAAACTAAAATATACTATTTAAAATATATTACAAGTCTTATGAGTCGGTAAATGTTCTTGTTACTCCAGCGCCAGCGCCTGTAAATTCTTCCGTTGTAGTTACTTTTCCAGGATTACCACCTGAATATAATGCAGCAGTTGCTGTTCCACTACTCCCACCTGCATTTCTTGCTGAGCTTATATCTGTAGTTTCAGTCCAATTAGTTCCATTCCATAATTCTGTATTTGCGACTGCGGATGGTGTACCTCCACCATAAGCTAGTGCTGAAGTGCTATCAGTTCCAGCTCCTCCTGATCTTGTTCTAGCTGTATTTAAATCGTTTACTTCAGTCCAATTTGTTCCATTATATAATTCTGTAACTCCAGTTACAGAAGATGTTTCACCACCAAAAGCTATAGCTGATGTTGTTGTCCCTAAGCCACTTAAATAATTTCTTGCAGTATTTAAATCGTTAACTTCTGTCCAGTTGGTTCCATTATAAGATTCATTAACTGCAACATCATTAGATCCATTATTACCAGCAAAAAGTAACCCTTCATCAGACGTTCCTGCACCAGCACCACCTGCTCTCGTTGTATTTAAATTAGCAACTTCAGTCCAGTTAGTTCCATTCCAAACTTCTGTTTTATTTGTTTCTCCTGAATTACCGAGGAAACTAGCACCAGACATAGCTGACGATTGAGTTCCATAACCTCCTCCTGATCTTCTTGAAGAATTCATATTATTAACTTCTGTCCAATTACTTCCATTATATGTTTCTGTATTAACTGTTCCACCAGGCGTCGGAGTGTCTCCACCATATAATAATCCTGCTGTCTGAGTTCCTACAGAAAGTCCTGAATTTTGTTCTCTACCTTGATTTAAAGCACCACCACTAGCCCAAGATCCTGCAGCTGTAGCTGCTTGACCTTTTAAAACATTAGAAGTTGAGTTATACCAAACTTGTCCTTCAACAGGATTCGATGGGTCTGATGATAAGACCTCGATTTGTGTTCCTTTTATTTCTTTGTACGTTGTCATAATTAATCTGTGCTCACTGTTTTAGTTACATTTGAGCTAGAACTAAACTCTTCTGTTGCTGTTGTTATTGTTGGAGTTGCACCACCAAAAGCGAGTGTTGTTGCATTAGTAGTGCCAGTTCCTCCTAATTGTTTTCTAGCAGTACTTAAATCTGCTATTTCTGTCCAATTGTTTCCATTCCAATCTTCTGTTTTTCCTGTGTTAGGTGGTGTATCTCCTCCAAAAGCTAATGCAACTGTGTTATCTGTACCTGAAGCTGCTAAAATATATCTTTGAGTATTTATATCATTTACTTCAGTCCAATTCGTTCCATTCCAAGATTCTACTTTAGGAGTAATACCTGTTCCTGGTTCGTTTCCTCCAATACCTAGAGCTGATGTATTTGTTCCATTTCCTGCTAATTGTTGTCTTACAGAGTTTAAATCATTTAATTCAGTCCAATTAGTACCATTCCAAGATTCAGTATTTCCAAGTTGAGCTGTTAAATTAGCACCA